GCAACATCATACCTACAACAATCGCTGCACAAAGTACCACAAGTCCAATCACGTTTTTAGAAAGACGCATCCTATTTATGTGTAACACACGTAAATAAGAAACAGTAAATAAACCAAATGTTGGTAAAACGGTTATTTTATCTAACGTTTACCGCGGAAACCCAACGAGGTTCGCACCGATACCGAAGCCGGCACCCTGGCGAGCCGTGACACCGATGGACGGTGAGACAAGATCCAGGACCGCAAAGACAGCCGCGGCGACGATGGCGATCGCGACGACCTCCTGGAAATCGATGCCCTTCCGGGGAACAAGGACGGCAGCGAGGCCGACAGCGATACCCTCAATCAGATACTTGATGGCGCGATTGAGAACTTCAGACAGATCCATTTATTATATTTGGAGGGAAGAAATTTTTCTTATTGGCCTGCGGAAACCCTCTAAAGAAAACTTACGTCTTGCCTTCAGAATGTCTGCCCCCACGGAACGCGAGGATTTTCTGGATGAGGATGTTGAAATCCCTGGTCAGAAGTTTGTTTTACTGAGTTTTCTGAGTCCGGAGAAAGTCCTAGCCAACAAGGATGTCTTTTTCTTTTCACGCTTTGTAAAGGACTACGAAATCCAGTATAAGACAAAGAAGCTTGAGGCGTTTCTTGTTGGACAAGTCAAGGGTGTCAACGATAAGCTGGAGGCGGAGGCTGTTAAGTTCGAGAAGGCTGATCTCTCAGGTGCTGCTCTTATCTGTCGTTCAAATATGCTCAAGATTGAAGATCTTGTTGCTGACATGGATAAGTATGTCCGTTCATCAACCAAGGAGATCCAGGAGACGCGCATTAATGATGACTATGATGACTTTCTCTACAAGAATCGCTCAGCACTTGAGGAAGAGTTCTTTGCTAAGAATAACTTTAGGACGACAGTGCGTGGACTAAAGGTGCGTGGTGTCTATGGCACTCAGCCTGAGGCCGTTGCGCGTTCAAAGAAGCTCCAGCGCAACGATCAGGTTCACAATATCTTTGTAGGCGAGGTTGGAAAGTGGCTTCCGTGGGAGCCTGACCCCAACTCTGTTGCTGACCAGGAGTATGCGGAGGATCAGCTCAACATGCTCATGAAGAAGTATAAGGAGAATGAGGACGCACGCGAGACGTTCGTTGCGAATCAGCGCAAGGAGGCTCGTGGAGTTAAGACAATGACTGGCACAAAGGTCGGTGAGGAGTCGGACACTGCGTCTCTCTTTGGCCCTTCAGCGGCCACGGGGGCCGCAAAGTCAAGCTACGATGGAATGTTCTCTGGCCCCGCAGATCTTGCTCTTGAGCGCAAGATGAAGAAGAAGGAGGAGGAGTAAATATTTATTTGTTATAGGTTTTTTACAAAAACACTTAACAAACTAGTTTATGACATAGCACCTACAGGAGTGCCTGTAGAAGGAGGGTTAATAGGGATACACTGATCACTTTGGCAGAACGTTCCCTCAGGGCACGCAGTCTCGCGCTTGCAATCATAGTTAGCGAATCCTTGGATTAAGCCGGGAAAGGCGCGCTTCATCCACGGGACGAGTAAGAGAACAGCAAAGAGTATAACGAGCGCACAACCGGCAACACCGAGTCCATATGTAGATTTGGCCATCTACTCAGTATGGAGAAAGCTTCCAACATCTTTCGGATCAGATGGTTCCACATTCAGTTCTGAAACAGGAGGTAATGAAGGAGCATTTTGTGAAGTACAATAACCATTCATACACCGAAGAGGATGCGCACATGATGGCATGTCTACTCCGCACATGGAACCTTCGCCTCCATTCGCAAATCCCTCGCTTGTTTTCGTCATACCATACCATACCGTTAAAACACAGGCCATAAAAAGAATACAAAGAGCGGCTATTAGGTCAGCGTTCATTCCCTATCTAGTTGCTCTTCCGAATGTTTATAGGCGGACCTTTCAAGCGTCTAGCAGCATTCGGGTCGTATTGATTCACATCCTCTTCATCTTTGTGCCGGTAGTGTGCTTCGCTGTGTTGCCAAAACTCGGGAGCACCGATGCGGAAATCTCCATGCATCTCAGCCTTATACCAGAAAATACAATCTTCGAGTTTATTGCTCTGTGATGTATTATCAATAACTAGACATTCGTAGTTTGTCGTGCATTGATCCATAACCTGGCAGAAAAACTCGAAGGAAGGGAAAGCGGATCCATAGTTATCAAAAATGCGCTTGCGATTTGTCATGTAAGGTTCACGAAGGATAAATACATAGTCAACGTTTGTTCGGAGAGCTGGTTGAATACCGAGAGGATACTGCATAGTAATCAAGAAGAACACCTTGAGCCAACGACCATTCATGAAAAGATACCTAATATTCTTGTCATGTGTCCAGCTATCGTCATACATACAGTCATCCAGAATCATAAAAGATCTTGGGTCGTAACGAGACTTGAAGTTTTCACCAAACTGAGCCTTTTCACCCATGATTTTGCTCATAATAAGCTTCTGACGTTTACAGAAATTTGCTAGAATAATCGGTGCGAACTCACCATGGATAAAAAGCGGAGGAATCATTTTCCCGTAGAAACTATTAGATTCTTCTGTTCCACTGATAACAGTGCCAAGCGGCATGTCCTGGTGATGGAAAAGCAGGTCACGAACAAGTGTACTCTTACCCGTACGACGGCGTCCAATGAAAACTGCGACTGCGTCCTGAGGAATCTTTTTCATGTCAAACTTGCGTAATGAAACATTCATAGCGCTTGCGGCAGCCATTCTATACCATACGCGCCTAAAACGCGTTTAGTGTCAATACGCGAATCCTTAACCCCGAGAAGAGTAAATGGCGTGGGATTCGGCATTTCAAAGTATTGCTATTCCACCAATAAAAATCCGCAATACTGAAGAAACTATAGAGATTAATGGATACCGGGAGATTAAACTCTATCATCCTGGTTTACAGAACCTTGGATGTGGTCAAGGAAACTATTGGCTAGATCAAGAGTTTTGTTGGAAGACACAAAAAAGCAAGACAAGCCGAGGTGAATGTGAGATAGAACTGACAAATGGAAAAGTTCAATCAGCATTCTGTAAAATCACTCATATTCTGGATCCGATTCGATGGGTTAAGAATCGCTATGAACTTTCACCTCTTGCGGCACATCGTAAGTCATGGAAACGTGCGCAAGCTAAACTAAATGATCCAATGAATCAGGCATATGTAGAGGCAGTCACATATTACTGTGTTTCAAAGCTTCGTGAAATGGATGTATCTCCTCATTTTCCGTATTCATATGGATCATTCAGTGCTATTGCGGAAAACTATCGTTTTAATATAACTGATGAGTTTGACAGTTATAAAAATACACGTTGGTTTTGGAAAGCACGCGATAGAAACGCATTTCGTCTTGTGATTGAATCCGATGATACCCCTTCAGAAAAAGAAGAATGGACTCGCCGTCCATCCTTTATAGATGACATTACTTCAGATTCAAGCTCGGATTCAACAGATGATTCTGAAAGTAACTCATCAGATGAATCACTTGCTGTAGATGCTATGGATGAAAAAGAAGGTAGTATTCGCACTGCGGATGATTTAAGTTTTAAATCACAGAGTTCTGAAGAAGTATCTGAAGATGAGTCTGAGGATAGTACATATGAGCTCGAGCCGAAGTTTTATATTGAACTTCAAAATATTCCTGTAATGATGATGTTCCTTGAAAAAAATGACGGTGTCATGGATGAACTTCTGGAAAATCCAGATCTAGTTGGTGCCGAATCTGGAACAAGCGCATGGGATACTATTTGGTCCGCATGGATTTTTCAAGTGATTGCTGGACTTTGTGTAGCACAAGCGACATTATCTCTTACACACAATGATCTTCATACAAATAATATTGTCTGGGCAAAGACAGAAAAGAAATATATATATTACTCTACACGTGATGGCACTCGCTGGAAGGTGCCGACCTATGGAAAGATCTTTCGTATTATTGATTTTGGTCGCGCTATCCTTCGTATAGCTGATCGTGTTGTCTATAGTGATGATTTTAGATGTGGAAATGATGCTGCTACTCAGTATAACTTTGGCCCTCTACAAAGTGCTCGTGGACCTGTAGTGACGCCGAATCCTTCTTTTGATTTAACACGGCTCGCAGTAAGTCTATTTGAAAATCTATTTCCTGAGGAACCGAAGCTAAAAACAGATGGAGATGTCCTATCAAAAGAAGAAGGTCTAGAAGTCTTAGAAACAAAGTCAGAATTGTATAATATTCTGTGGAAGTGGATGCTTACACGATCGGGTGAAAATGTATTGATTACGCCCGATGGTGATGAAAAATATCCAAGTTTTGATCTCTATACAGTTATCGCTGCAGAGTGTGAAGGGGCACGACCGCGTGATCAAGTTCATGCGAAGCCGTTTTCTGACTTTATTATGGGACGCGCAGCCATTCCAAAGAATGAAAAGGTGTATAGTTTATTCTTTTAGAATCGTGGAACACCAACCTGTAAATCAAAATCAGGATTTACCTGAGGCTTTACTTCACCGCCTGTCATCGGAAAACTCGGCATTTTAATTTCCGTAAGAAATGATCCAATATTTGTTACGGAATCGGGTATAAGTTGATAAAGGAATGTGACCATAATCGCACCAATAAAGAAATCACGAATCGCAGCCTTTATCTGAAATTCTTCCTTCTGTAGATAGATTGTTTGCGCAGTTCCAAGTGCTGATATGAGTAAACCACCAAGTAGAACTGATATATAAAGGGACGTATTCTCAAACATTACTGTCCTTCTTTTGGAAAAAAGAAGCGCATTTTGTGCGCGGGTTTAGTTTAGTTCCTCAAAGTCAATTGTATTTGACGGCCCATCAATATATTCAAAATTGTCCATTGGTTCCGGAGGTAAATCGAGTGTCTCTATGCGCTCTATTTCTTCTTGCTCGTCACGAGGTGAAGCCGAAATTTCATTTTCATCAGGGTGCTCAGAGCTAAAAATCTGATCCATGTTTGTGAATCCAACTGAATGCTCGGTGTCTACAAAAAAGGTGGGTGCGACTGTAGATGCGGGTTCCGTAACAGGTGCTTCCTCTTTTGTAACGACAACACCTCCCTTTTGTGATGGTTGGACAGGTTCTTCAATAGGCGCTGGCACGGGCGCAGGTGTAGGCGCAAGCGTAGGCACAGGTGTAGGCGCAAGCGTAGGCACAGGTGTAGGCGCAAGCG